TAATAGCTTTTTTATTACGAGCTTTAACGAGAGCATTCTTTATAGATTCGTCTACATCATAATCATTAATATGATTATCAATTTCATACGAAAACGTTCTATAAATATGACTTAGTACAAAATAAAAATCTTGTTTATTATTTGTACTAATTGGTCTTTCATATACAATACTTAGTACGTAAGCTACTACACCATACACATCATCAAAGAAACCAGCACCACCAAAATCACGAACTTTAAGTCTACCCTTGGCATTGTATGCAATACCCATACTACCATCAGTATCATCATCACGAAATACAGAAGTAATAAGATGATTATGTTCAACACAATCTCTAACTACTTCTAATGGTATATCTAAGTATTTACTTACAATTTCTTCTTGACTTACTCTAGATTCTATAAAAGCTTTTGTAAGTTTACTTGTGTTAGCATTACGTTTCATATTGATAAAAAAATTAGGGGCAACAACAGTATTACTACCATCGTTACCCCTTAGAACATTAAACTTTAGTTGAGAATTAGTAGGCAAAGAGATAACTCTTCACTTGTCTACTTAGAATGGAAGGTCATCTGTAGCAGTTGGGTCAAATCCGGCACCAGCAGGAGCACCACCAGCAAACTCACCACCAACAGGAGGAACTACTGCACCACCAGTCATACCAGGCATACCAGGAATACCAGGAACACCAACAGTAGGAGTCTTATTAGTCTGCTTAGGAGTAATACTTTCCTTAACCTTATCGATAGCAAGAATAACAGGAGGAAGAATCTTTCCTTCCTTCATCTTAACTAGCTCAATAGCACCAGAACCAACAAATGAAGTAAACTGCAAATCTTTGCTCTTATCAACATCTACCCAATCACCTTTACGATTACGAGTAGCACGAAGCAACTTAATCCAACAAGAAATAGGTTTACCATTACCATCCTTAAAGCAAGGCTTAGCAGTAGCACCATCAGCAAGATTAAATTGACCATTAAGCATAGCAGCAACATTCTCAAAGATGTGACGATAACCATTAAGAACATCCTGTGCATCTACTGCATTATACTCCAAATTGCCATTCTCATCTTCAGTATAATCTTCAAATGTAAGAGTAAGAGCATCTTCCTCTTCAGAAGTCAGTTCACGACCTTTAAGATAGAATACATCAAGAAGATGCTTTGTCCAATTAAGAAGAGCATCTACTTGCCAAGCATTCTTACCACCAGGAATAGTATCAACATTACTCTCAACTGGGAAGAAAGTCTTAGTAACATAACGACGTTCCTTAACATTCTCATGATTACTAGCAAAAGTAACCACAAGACGAGGCATTTTAAGACCGGCAAAAGAATTACCTTCTCCACTCTGAGACCACTCTACACTTACAGAATCAAGATGAGCCATAAATAAACCATTAGCTGGGCTAGCGTCTTTCTCATGAAATTTAAGACGAGCAGCAGCTACTGTGTTATTACTAATACCTCTACGATTCTTCTTTACAGCACCATTTGCAACTGCTGCTGCTTCTTTTGTTACATCTGTCATAACTTAATTAAGTTTTAAACGTTTATATTAATTGATTAAAAAAGGGAACTGATTTGCTCAGTTCCCTATAATAAAAAGCGAATGAATATCTAATGAATGAACTAATTACTCAGCAGGTTCAGCAGCCTTATTAGCAGCTACACGAGCAGGCTTCTCATCAGTGTACTCACCAAGAGGATAATAGATAACATCAACAATCTTATGACCATCGTTGAACTTACCTGTCTCACCAGCCTTAACATCAACAGAGAATACACGCTTCAAAGCAGTCTTATCTTCCATATCAGCTTTAAGCTGCTCCCAGTTGTTTGTATCAGAGAAGTTAAGCTTCAAACCAGTACCAACTGCATTACCACTAGCAGCAAGCTTACAACCACTGAATGCCTGAGTCTGTGGACTCTGCATCTCATCAACTGTATAATGCTCCTTAATCTCATCATCTGTAGCATCCTCATTAAGGTTGTAAGCAGCAATGAGCTGAGCACGATTAGCAGCAATGATAGCATCAACATTCTCATCATAAAGCTTCTTCTTCTCTTCCTTAGTAAGACGAACAGCTACAGTAGCTTCTGAACCATCCTTCTTAAACATAGGAACACCCTTAGCAATATACCAAACAGTAAGAGACTTAATACAAGCTTCTACACCCTCAGAAGTTTCAAGGTCGAAACCATTATTCTTAGCATACTCCAACAAATCGGCATTTTCCTTAGCCATTACAAGTGCTTCAACATCAGCGATATTATTAGCAAACATAATGTTATCACCAGGCTGCAAACCAAGAGCCTTAGATATAGAACCTGTGATAGCAAAACCACCCTTAGTAGTAGCAACAATAAGCTGAGGCTCAGCATTAACTACACTACTCTTAACACCACTTGCAACTGCTGAAATACCGAATGATAAACCGTTAATCTTCATAACTTTAAATATTTAAATTGTTAATAAAATAATTATATAGTATAATACTATTTACACACTAAATTGTTCCTTACTCTGGAGAAACTTCACCATTAGAAATTTCTTCAATATTTACAAAGTCTTCATCATTAGGAACTGAATTGGCAAAGACTTCGGATAATTCATCGTCTGACATAACACCCATAAGAATATCACTAGCTATGTCTCTCGCACCATACATAAAGGCACGATGACCAATCATAATACGAGTATATTTCTTAAAAGTATCTTTAGTAAATAAGTCAGCCGTATTAGCTTCTGTATAAGAGAAATGACCTACAGCATGAGTTTCAACTACTTTACCATATATTCTCTTAAACCTAGTAAACTTATATTCAGTAACATAATCTGTAGGAGTAGCCTGAGTTCTAATAACAGGAAACTTACCTTCTTGAGCTACTTTCATAGCTTGTGGTAGATTAATGCACTTAATACATTGTTCGTTAATTTGAAATTCGTTGTATACTCTACCTTTTAAATCTTTGTAATATTTAAGAGGATAAACACCAACTATTTCATCGTCTGTTTTACTTTCAGCTTCTGCTTTGGTACGACATTTAACACAATACTGTGGAAGTAGTGTCTCATCATAAACATTATTGCCATCAGTATACTTATACTGAGGTACATAATCTTTAGTAGTTTCCCAGACTATACCTGCCCTTGACAACAACGCTTTGACGATATGAACATCAACACCGGTTTTACCATTAATTACATGGATATGTTCTATACAAGTACTAAAAGGTAATCTTAAATCTTGTGCTCTCATAAGAATAGCAAGACCTTCATTTACACTCTTAACACCGCCTTTTTCTGTAGCAATAATCTTCTTTAGAAATACTTCTGCATTAGCAAGTTGTTTCTCATCAAGAAGATTTAGAACATGAATACCAGTATTAACATCATCTTGTCTAACAATCAAACTACGATTGCTACCATTTTCATCTTTAGTATCATTCATTATTTCAAAGAGCTTATTAGTTCGTTTTCTAATTTCTGCTGCAAAGATAAGAACTTTTTCTTAATCAACAATACAATAAGCATTATTATTATCAACTTTAACATTTCTATCAAAATCGTTAATTATTGTATGATTGGCTGGAACAGTCCTATCTTCTAGTTTTTTCTCCTCTAATGTGCTTCTATAGAATAAGGTATATAATAGTACCTCATTACTGAAATGAACCTTAGAAAGCCTATAGAAATAGCTCTCAATAGTATCACATAGCGGAGAAGTGATTATAACCAAATCAATATCAACATCTAAAGACTTATCAGGCGACGCACCACAAGAAATTACATTTATCTTATGGCTATTCATAAGTTTCTGTGCAAGTTTCTTTTGAGCAATAACACCTAGAAGTTTAGGTTGACCTTTCTTTGAACCACTCTTTATAAGAATAGGATTTCCATAATCATCTACAGCAGGAACATTATCTACTTTATCATGGCAATTAGCACAAATCCTTTTACCAAATTTATCATTAAGATAATCAGTAACAAGATTAGCAAATTCACCATACTTGTTTATAATGAGTATGTTCTTGTCTAAATTATCATTGACTATATCTAAGATATAACTAAGTTTATCTTTAGAACTAGCAAGTTTAGTACTACGTTCTCTAATAATATTGTAAATACTATCAGCACGTTCTTTAATAGC